TGGCGCATTGTCGCTTACTAGATATGTAACAGGCACGCCGAATAAGCGAGCGATAGCCTCTAGCTCGTCGAGTTGCCACCGCGCAGCGCCTCTCCAGCGTTGGTTGATTGCTGGTTGCGACATGGAAATAGCGCGTGCAAGTGCTGATTGACTGTATCCGCGCCGCGCCGCTTCAATCCGGATATTTTCACAAACGACATCGCTAAGCGTGCGCTCTAAAACTGTTGTGCTCATGCGGTTAGTGTATTCGATAACCGGAACGGATGCAATACTGAATTGACACTTATTCGATTTCCGTATTGACCATAAACCGATAATCGAATAAGCTAACTGCATGTCCATCTATAACACCGCCGTGACTCGCACTGTGAAACGGCATATGCAATCTCTTTCAATTTCACAAAAGGCTTTAGCCAGCGACCTCGCGATGTCGCAAACGGCACTATCGCAGCGTATGCGCGGTGCCGCCCGCTGGCAGCTTGACGATTTGGACCGACTCATTCAATTAGGTTTCCCCATCGGTCTTGATGTCTTTGGCGATGCGATCAATGAGGAATACGCACAAAAGGAGTCCAAATGAACCCGCTAAGCAATATGCGACAGCTTGTTTATGTACTGAACGCACTCTTCTCGATTGATTGCTTTATTACTGACCTGCAGCTTCAAGCAAAAGACAAACTCGCAGAGACAGAGAAAGTCGAACGCGCGCTACTGAATCTACGTCTGCAGCTTCGCAGGAGTCTTGACGAAGGGTTTGGCGTTTTTGGAGATGAAGGTGAAACCGATGAGCGTTAACAAACCGCTGTTTGCGTCGTTCCTTGTATTTGCGCTGATGCTTATCTCAATGCTTATTGCGACGTTCATGTTTGACAGCTATCGCATTACGTGGCCTCATTACGCGGCTTTCGGCACTGCTCTCGCTTGGTATGGCACTGAGCTTCACAGGAGCGAAAAAGAATGACGCGCTGCATCACTGCTCACGCATCTGTATTCAAGATTCTTGCAGCCCTTCGCAAAGCCGGTTGGGGCGATCTTGCAGGTGCTCATCATCGTTGTCACCGCGCGATCCTTGACACTCTCGTGTCGGTCTCGCGCTCGCAGGGACAAGACTTCTCAGGTTACTTCAAGATCACCACGATGCAGCTCGCTGACAGAGCAGGCTACACAGACCGGCATGTGCGCGCCTGCATTCCCGATCTGGAAGATATGGGACTCATTACGTGGCATCGCGGTGGCATCGCTGAAGGCAAGCCACAGCCCGGCTTTATGCGAATCAATAAGACTGCGCTCGTCGCTCTCGTGCGCGCTGCTCGTCCCGCATACGACCGACTGCTGAACGCGCGCAGGAAGGAAACGCAGGAGCGCTTGCAGAAGCTCAATCGCATGGTGATTTTCCCGCAAAAACCTCAGCGCGATTCAGCGGATAAGTCCCATGCGGAAATGATTTCAGACCTCCCTCTATCTAGGAGAGCGTGCGCACCAAGCGCACACGCTCATGCACAGAATGTTTCTCCCGCTGTGGATACAGCGGCAACACAGAAAGCAAATGAAGCGATGCCCATGATGATTACCTATCAGGCGTACATGCAGAAGAAGTACTCAGGAGTCCCGTCATCTCGATGGATTGAGTATATCGACACTGATCCAGTAGCGGAAGAACTAGCCGTATGCGGTGCGATGACTTATGACGAGCTTCGACGCTTCGAGACTGATCTACGGATGGATCACGTGAACCTCACGGGAGTGGGGACACGGCTATGAGCAGGTACGAAGTCAAGGAATCAATCAAGGCAGTGATTGACTCTATCGATGACGCTATTGATGAACTGCCTTCATCCCCTTACTCATGTAGTGCAATTCAGCTGCAGATAGCTACCGAGCTACACACCTCACGCGCACGCATGATGCAGGTACTGTCGCAGGTCAATCTCATTGATGACGAGGGCATGTGATGGCTTGGGGTGGCAGGAAGGTCGGTGAACTGAAGCTACTCGTAGCTGCTACGTATGGCACGCGCTGCTATGTATGTGGCAAGCCCATCGATATGACGCTGAGATATCCGAGCAAGTGGAGTGCGACTGTCGAGCATGTCCGACCTCGAAGCAAGGGCGGCACTGATGACCTGAAGAACCTCCGGTTATCCCACTTTCACTGCAACTCCAGCCGTGGAGCCAAGGCAATTATCAAATCTCGGCGCTGTTTCATCGATCCAGCCATTGAAAAAGCCCTCAAAACCGGCCCTCTTTAAAGCCCCCCTGACCCACAGGAAGGCCCGGACCTCCCTACCCCCCCCGGAACCGGGTAAAAACGGTCAAAAACGAGTGAAAAGCACACGAAATGCAGGAAAAAAACTACGAAATCGAGGCCCCGATGCTATGGGAGCAACCAAGGCAGGTCGGACCTATCGAAGAAAATGTAAAAAAGGTGATTACTGACCTCGAAGAACAAAAACTACTTCGCGGAAAGCACCTCGCTACCGCTGCTACATGTCTTTCGATGGCAGCAGCTGTCGATAGGGGCATGCTCGGCGGTCCTAAAGGCGTGAGCGTAGCGACTGCGCACCTCGCTCGGCTGCTCATGGAATCTATCGACACGCTTCCTGAGCCTGATCGTGGTCAAGATGAGTTTTACGATGCTCTCGATGCGCAGCTGCAGGCCCTCACAGAAGAAGCGCTCGTATGAGTGGAGATGCTCGCTACGCTACGCGTCGCAATGAAGCTAATCCGACGTATGGTGCTCGCGTCGCTCACGTCGCAGCTACCGTCATGGGCACTCCCCTCATGCCGTGGCAGCGACAGGTAGCTGATGTGGCTATGGAGATTGACCCGAATAATCCCGGAGCTTGGCGTTATCCCACGGTGGTAGTCTCTGTTCCTCGACAGTCAGGAAAAACCGCGCTTATGCGCGCGGTTGCTGTTGATCGTATGCTCTCGTATCGCTCACACCTGATCCAGATGACCGCGCAGACAGGTAAGGACGCTAGAAAGCGATGGGATCAGATCGTAGAAGCGCTGCGCGTTGAGAAGCATCCCAAGCGCTTTAAGAAGCTCGCATCTAAGGGATCAGAATCCCTCGAATATTTGCGTTCAGGATCGAAAATCCAGCCGTTCGCTCCCACTCCCACCGCTGTGCACGGTGACAGCCTCAATCTCGTAATGATCGACGAGGCTTGGGCATTTGATGAAGTCTCAGGAACAGCGCTCACCGCTGCAGTAGCGCCTACATTTCTCACGGTGATCGACTCGCAGCTGTGGATCGTCTCGACGAAGGGCACTGCGAAATCCGCATACCTGAATAGTCTGATCGAGCGAGGCCGCGCAGCTGTAGACGATCCAGATAGCGCGCTTGCTTATTTCGAGTGGAGCGCAGACCCTGAAAAAGCCTCGTGCGATCCTTACAGCCTCGAAACGCTGAGTTTCCATCCTGCTATCGGACATACGCAGACCTACGAAAAGATTCTCACCGTCGGAAAAGACGAAGCGCGCTCGACGTGGCTCCGCTCATATCTGAATCTCACTGACAGTACAGGCATTCAAAGCATTGTTGATCTTGCCGTGTGGGACTCGCTATCTGCAGATATTGACATGCCTGATGATCCCGGAGACGTGACGCTGGCCTTCGATGTCGCAGAAGATCGAAGCGCAGCGACGATCTACAGCGCATATAAAACAGCCGATGGTGTGCACATGCGTCTTGTCGCTACTGATAACGGCTCATCTTGGCTCGCAAACATGCTCGCACGCTTGCATGATGCAGGGTATACGCGCATCGTCGCTGACTCTGTAGGCCCTACGCGCACCGTCGTCGATGATCTCAAATCCGGTGGCATCGAAGTCGAAACACTCACGAGCCGTGAATACGCATCAGCGTGTCAGTGGCTCATCGACAAGACCACGGCTGGAGAGATCAGCCACGATACGAATCACCATGTTTCGACAGGGCTCGAAACAGTTGAACTCACAACAATCGGTGGAACGAAAGCATTCTCACCGACTCGCACGGCAACACCTATCGACGCTCTACGCGCTCTGACAATCGCTGGATGGAGCGCGGCAACACAGCAAACCGGATTGCAGCTATTCATCCAAGGATAACCATGTACAAGATTTATGTAGACGGCTCCGACTGTACGTTTCTCCCTATCTGCTCATGCGGATGGCGCGGTGATATATCCCGCTCGCGCTCGTATGCATGGAAGAACGCACGCACGCACGAAATGTCATGTCATATCGGTGGAACGCAGGCAGCGCACGCGCTCGATAACGACACTCGGCGCGTCGCATCTAAGAAGCGTGGAAAAGTCGCAACACGATGATGTCCATGAAGTTGCTCGAAGCAATTGGGATCAGTACGCGCGGTGCACAGCAGAGTCTTTCCCCTGCTGTGCTCCCGCCCGCGCGTGAGGACAGCTTAGGCATCGATGCGCTCATTGGCTTAGAGAGCGTGTTTCGCTCCCTTACCTACCTGCAGACTCTCGCTGGACAACTCACGATTGACTGCTTTAAAGACGCAAAGCCCGTCGCGTCGCAGCTGATTGATGCTCCCACGTTTGAAATGACTCAGCGTGAGTGGATCATCAGGAACGTTGCGCAGCTGTCGATCAGCGGCAATGCGTTCTGGAAGATCACTCGCGATCCTGCAGGGAAAGTCATCAATATCGAGGTGATCGACTCTGCGCGCGTCTCTGTCGCTCAGGATGCGAACTACAAGGCCGTTTACGCTATCGATGGTCAGGAAATCGCATCAACGTCTATCGCGCACCTGCGGTATCTCACGCTCCCTGAGCGTCAACTCGGATTAGGCCCGATCCAAGCGGCCCGCGCGGGATTAACCGGCATGGTGAAACTGCAAAAGTACGCAGATGACCTATTCACGCGCGGTGGCATCCCCTCTGGCATCCTCACTACCGATCAAGCGCTGACATCGGAGCAAGCCGAAGAAGCGTCCCGTCGGTGGGATGAAAATATGCGCGCGGGAAAGACAGCTGCGGTCGGTAAGGGCCTCGATTGGAGAAGCGCAGGCGTGAGTCCCGCTGACCTTCAATGGCTCGAATCGCAGAAGTGGAACACCACGCGCATTGCGCGGCTCTTCGGTATTCCCCCGCATAAGCTCGCTGCAGCTGTCGAAGGCGCGTCGCTCACCTATCAGAATATCGAGCAATCTTCGCTTGACTCTCTGCGCGATACTCTCATGGGCTATCTCTCCCCTATCGAAGATGCGCTCACGCGCCTTCTTCCTCGTGGGCACTATGCGCGCTTCAACCTCGACGCAGTGCTTCGACCCGATACCAAGACACGCTATGAAGCACATGAAATCGGCCTGCGCGCAGGATTCTTGACAGTCGAGGAAGTGCGCGAAATGGAAGGCCGTGGCCCGATCCAAACAGGAGCAGCAAAGGAATGAAAACCACCACTATTGACCTGAACTGCAGGTTTACCGAAAACGAAGCAGAATCGCGCACGTTCACCGCTATCGGCGTGCCGTGGAACAGCGTGTATGACACAGGATGGGGATACCGAGAGCGATTCGCACCTGACAGCGTGGACGCTACAGGCGCTGTCCTCGTCTATCAGCACCGTGAACCCATCGGAACGATCATTGCGACGCGCTCAACTGATGCTGGCCTTGAAATCGATGCGCGCATATCAAATACACCGCGCGGTGACGAGGTCTACACGCTGCTGCGCGATGGAGTGCTGCGCTCGATGAGCATCGGATTTGAACCTATCGACGTGCGCGAAGAAATGCTAGACGGTGAACCCATCGCGACGATCACGCGCGCACGAGCCGTCGAATTCTCTGTTGTCCTCAATCCCGCTTATAAAGACGCTTCCATCACGGAAGTGCGCTCTCAGGAAGGAACCAACCCAATGACCCAATCGACCGTTGACATTGACGCGCTGCGCGCAGACGTGGATCACCTCACGCGCGCTGTGAATCTGATTAATACGCCTGAGCCTGCAGCTCCCATCGCTGACACTCGCAGCGCTGGAGACTTCCTGAAGGCTCTTGCAACCGGAGACGAAGCGACTCGCGCAGCGCTGTCGCCGTTCATGGCACGTAACTACGACGGTGGTGTGTCAGGTGACGATAAGCGCACCGAAACCCCCGTGTTCATCCGCGATCTGACTCGCATCATCGACAACGCGAATCCCATCGCGAAGCTGTTCGCTACCGGCGCGCTTCCCGCTACAGGTATGAGTGTCGAGTTCGCAGAGCTGGATACCAACACTGTGCGGGTAGGCAAGCAGGAAACTGAAGGCGCTGACCTGCATCGCGGTAAGGTGTCTGTAAAGACTCGCACCGCTGCTATCGAGACGTTTGGCGGTGCAGCGACGCTGAGCTTCCAAGAAATCCAGCGCTCGACCTCTCCGATGGTTGCCTTGCACCTGAAGGCGATGGCAATCGACGCAGGCCGCACAGCCGCTGACAGCTTCCATGCCTTCTATGACAAGACCGGGAGCACCTCGACGGCAACGCCTATCGCGATCAAGAAGGCAGCAACCGAAATCAAGTGGGCAGACCTGCTCGCAATGATCGTCGATGCTTCGCACGCATATCAGGAGCTGTCACTGTCGCTCGATGGCCTCATTGTGGACCGCGCAACGTTCCTTGCTCTCGGCTCCCTCACCGACACCGCTAACCGTCCTCTGCTGACTGTCACTGGCAGCGGCATGAACACCGTCGGCTCGCTGAACACCGCTGCGCTGACTGAAGAAATCGGCCCGCTGAAGATCGTTCCCGATTTCTCGGCAACCACTGAAATGACGGCGAAGAAGATCGTCGGCACCTTCTTTAACTCCGAAGCG